CCCACCCTGCTTGATACATTCTAACTAATTAGAAAGTATATTCGTTATTAGCACTTTTTGTTTCACTTGCAAAACTATTATTTGTAGATTTGCCTGCTCCACTTGGTGTTAAAATTATAGTAAGTTCGCCAGCTTTTAGTTTTCCATCTTGATCTTTAGATGGGAACGCAGCTTGGTTATACCATTTACCATTTATGTTTACTCCAATGGTCCAGTTCTTATCTGGATGTTTCATATTTTTTGGACCAACATAAATAGGAAGTTTATCTTCTGGTGACTTCCAATCTGGGTTCTTGGTTAGATTGATGTATATTTTTTCGGATTGATTATCCATATTTACTCCTTGGTTATATCAACTATTGTTGATTATTTGTTAGTTTGACTTCATGCTTACTAGACAAATCTCTGATCTGTTCGTAGGCTTTGAAGTTATTGTCTTTAAGATAAAGCACTTGATCTCTAACTTCTTTTTTAACTGCAAACAATTGCTTGTCAGTTTTAGTTGCTAGTATCTTTTTGCTTATCTCCTCTACATTCACATCGTTATCTGTGTATGTAGGTTCTACAGATGGCTCTGAAGAATTTTTTTCAAATGGTGTAGCTGCGTAACCATCCTCATCTTTTATTCCAGTTTTTAAATTTAAAAGATTTAAGAACGCATACTTTCTTGAGTATGACATTGCGTTACCAGTTCCGAATTGATCCATCTTTCCTAATGCTGAACATCCATCAACAATAATAAAATTTTTTGGATCATCAATATCATGAACTCTCATTGTGCACACTACCATTACCATATTTCTAGACTCAACTGTTTCAGTTAAGTAATTACAAGTTACATATAAACCTTGATCTAATAATGATTGAGTTGCAATTTCCTGGACCGCATCATGTAATAAGGGGTTAAACCTCATACCAGGCACTTTTTCTGCTTTCTTTACAGCACCCGCATTAATGCAAGCTGCGTGTAGTTTTTGGTATATGTTTTTTTTATTATCTTTTTTCATATTATATATATTTGTTTCACTACTCATTGTTTCTCCTTTTTTTTATTATTAGTTATGATTAATTTTCCATTGACCTAAAACTTTTTCAAGTCTGTTTAAAATATTTAAACCAATATGTTTTTTTGCTTCTATATTTTGAACCATCCTTTCACTTATTCCTAAAAAAACAGAAAAATTTTTTTGTGTCATTCCCATTTTTTTTCTTAATAAAATAAAACTTTTATTATCTAAATAATAATGAAGATTTATATTATTTTTATTTATATATTTATTAATCTCAATATTATTAAATATAAAAGATCCACTTTTTTGTAAGTTTTCACTACTCATATTTTATTCCCCATAGTTTAGTTATTAGTTGTTTTTGTTCATCTGCTAAATCTTTATAGTAAAAGAAATGATTAAGATCTGGCGGCTCACACATTAAAGCTAACTTCTCAATGTTGCCTTCACAAAACATAATCATCTTTTCCCATAATAAAATTTTATCAATCATTTTATTATAAAGATGTTGCAAATGGTCTGCCTTCATCAACTCATGACTTTGATCAAAGATAATATAATCTTTATCATTAACGTATACCAGGTAAGGTATCTTCTTTGTTGCCATGTAGTAGAACGAAGTCTGTGTAAGGTTTTCAATTGTAGGCTCTGAAGGTAAATCTTGAGTGATCATGTTCCACTCTTCTTTGCCTTTAACTTTTCTTAAATTAGGTGGCTTAGTTTTTAATTCTATAAATTTTGTTTTACTTTCATAATCTATTCTACCAATCACAGGCTTGATCATATCAAACTCTTTTAGTTCAACGTATCTTTCGCAAACTAATTTTTCTTTACCAATAATTTCCTGGACCACTTTCTTTGTAATTGGAATACAATCTTCGGCAAATTTTAACATAGCTTCTCTGCCAAACTTATCTTTTGCGTCTACTGGTTCTTTTTCATTTATAATTTCTAATTCTTTTTTAAAACAATTTTGGTAGCTTCTATCTTCTTCTGTAAAATCATCTTGTTTAATTGTTTTTGATTTATAGATTACATCTGCAATCATTCTTTGGACCACATTGTTCACTAAGTTTCCAAAGTTAGCTTTGTATCTGAATGCAAATGTTCTTCTTACTTCTTGTGGAAAACTATAACCAATTAAATTTTTTGCAAAAGGTGTTGATGTACTAGAATAAGACCAATGATCTAAACCTTTACCACCATTATATATTGAAAATGCTTTTTGTATTTTGTTTTCCATTTTTTCCTTTTCGTTTTTTTTCTAACAATTACAATGATTTTAATTAGTTGTCAACGGATAATTTTAATTATATAACGGAAAGAAAAATGTTGAAAAATAAACTAAAATATAAAAGGGTAAAAATAATTTGGGTTGATATTTGTAGCTCATCACAATGGTATGATGATTTAAAAGATGTTGATGATTTTAGCTACAGCTGGTGTGAAGATCTTGGCTACCTATATTATAAAGATTCTAAAGTAGTTAAAATTTTTACTTCATTTACTTTTGATGGAAATAAATTATCTATTGGTAATATTACCGCTTACCCCAGATCTGTTGTAAAAAAAATCGAGTATTTAAAATGACATATTCTGGAATCTTCGATGAAGTTGATCTTAAAGAAGTTAAAAAATTAAAAGATGAAATTAAAAAATTAAAAAAAATAATTGATGATCTTGAAACGCATATGAACTTAAAAGATTTTGAGATACAAAGTTTAAAAGAAAGATTAAAAAATGGCTAGAGATGTTTATGCTTTCAGTAATGGATTGTATTCAGATTTTCATAGAAAGTATGACGGAATTGCTTACATCGATGTGGATTCTGTTGAGTGTTGTCAGTATTGCTACGAACCTCTTGCTATTATTGAAACGTGTTATGATAAAGGTCAACCTTGGAAGGCTACAACCCTCTCAAAAATCATCGCTGAACGCCTAAATATACCTTGCTGGCTTGTGTTCTATAAAGAATTGAATGCGAGTAGCCTAACCTTTAGGATCAAGCGTATAAAGAGCTCTCAGACGCAATTTCAAATTATGAGTGAAGATCAATGGGTAATAATATTACGTTCTTTACACAATAATCATGCACACAAATGTAAATCAACCAAACGAAAAGGAAAATAATGAACACATCACGAGGATTTTTACACATTACCTATAAGCTATATCACCATTTAAATTTAATTGATGGGGAAAGAAAATCTCATTGTTTGAATGTTTTATTATCTGTAATGAAATATGCCTGGAAAAAAAATGGATATAGAGCTGATTTAAGACATGAAACAATCCATAAAGATACTGGTCTTTGCCGGACCACAATTAAATCTTGCCTGGAAACTTTAAACAAATTAAATATTGTTAAATCTATTAGAGGTAGATCTGGTAAAACTTATATTGTTAATGAAGTATTTTTAAAGGTAGAAAAAACTTATGAGAGTTTTGATAAACCCCAGATAGACGTTAAACCATCACCAGATAGACGTTTTACGACTACATTAGAAGAAGTAATAAGTATAAACAATATATATAAAATAGTTAAAGGTTTTGCAGGGGATAAGGATAGAATAATAAATGAATTATCCAAGCTACCTTTGGATGAATTGAGAGATGAAAAAGTTAATGTATATTTTTGTAAATTAGCAATTCAAAAAAAAGAAGATGATGAAAAAGAAAGTAAGGCAACTTATGTACATGGGGATAAAATTGTACAAGCTTTGTCCAAAATAAGAAAACAAACCAATCCAAGATATAAAGCTAAAGTTGAGTACAATAAAAGAAATGGAATTAAACCATGGGAGAATAAGTAATGCCTGGTAGACCGATGAGAAAAGTATTTTGCCAGGGATTTACTAGAGCTGGGTTAAGACTTGGTTTAAAGATTCCTTGTAAAATGAAGGGGTATCCATTATCTGGAGGTAGGTTATTCAAGTGTAAATATCATGGGTTTCAAAACTTTGATAAATTTAATAAAGCTAACTATACAGATGAAACAAGAATAAAACAATTATCCAAACTAATACAATTTAGGAACTATACAAATGAACAAATCAAAGAATACTATTACACAAAAACCAAACCAAGAATTAATATCCGTGGAAGATCTATCTACCATACAAGAAAAATTGGTAAACGGTTTAACCCTTACCGAGATACTTCAGGAAAAGCAGTATCCGTTCTCATTGATGAAGTTTTATGCTTACTTAAAAAAAAATCCAGAAGCGGAACACAAGATAAGTGAAGCAAGAAAACTAGGTATCCAAACTCTAATAGACAAATTGCTACAAGTTTTTAGCTATCAAGAAATCGAGTCTCCGAACGAAATTTTATTTATTCGTGAGAAAACAAAATTTATTCAATGGATTGCCGGCAAGGTATCCGATTTATATAGTGACAACAAACCTATTAAACAAAATATTGATACTAAAATGACTATCTCATGGGAAAGTACAGACGATAATTTGATTGATGTATCCGAGGATATAACTGACGTTATACCCCCAGATAATAAAGATTAATTAAAATAACCTTGTTGAAATTTTTTTAAAAGATATTGACTTAAACCTTTTTGAAATTCTTGCTTATCTTTTTTATCATCTGCAAGAACTTCTATTCTCAAACCTTTTAAAATGTTAGGTTGTTTTTTCTTTTTTGTTATTTTCTTTTTCATAGTTTCCCTTTTGTTAGTTGTTTATTTTTATAGTAAGTGTAAATTATTCCTTCAGCACTTAATATATTTAAAAGCATTTGTTTTTGTAATGCTTTCAATTCTTGTTTACTTATCTTCCTCTATTACATCTGAATTTAATTGATCACACAAATCATTCATATCATTTGCATCAAAATTTATTTCTGTTATTTTTTGATCTTCACTAACAGTAGGCATTTGATTTTCTAAAGATTGCTTTGTATGACCATAAACTATCTTTTCTTCACCCGTTGAAGAATTATACTCTGTTAATTTATATATTACTCTATCTGCCATTGTTTTCCCTTTCTATATTTTAGTTATATTTTTTGTGCTATGTATTGGAATACGGGATCTTTACTAGGTGAACCATACGCCAATCTTTTTTGAAACAAATTAACTTTTTTAGCTTCTGCTAATCTCATAAAGTAATTCGCTATATCCCTTAAATTATTATCAAAAAATCTTTGTCTAGCTAAATAACCTTTATCATAATAGGTTATAGTATCCCCAGAGTTAGCTTTTTTGTACCAAGTTTCGTAGTTGCTTAACATTTTTTTTCTCCATTGTTTGATTGTTATTATTATTATTGTCTATGTTTTTTTGTGTGAGCTCTATTAAGCGAATTATATAACCGCTTAATAAATACTCATCATCAAAAAATTGTTTAAAGTTTACTTGCATAAAGTTTTATTAATTCTATCCCTTTATTTATATAAACGTCTTTTATATCTTTGTTATTGGCTTCGCTGTATCCAATATGCAAAAGATTTACTTCATTAAAAAATTTAAAAAACAAATCTTGTCTTTCTTGTTTTTCTTTTTTTCTTTGCTCAAATCTTTTAGCTTTATTGCTGTCGTGTAGTTCGAAGTGCTCCGGTGTCAGTTGTGTCATTTATTTTTCCTCGCTTTCTTTTTTTATTGTTTTTATTTGTTGCTTGAATTGTCTCAAGGTTTGAGCGTCTGTGCTCCCTATATGGTGGACCACATCAAAAAAAGGGTTAATATCGCTACTCTCCCACCCCTTTTTTGTGCTTATTTTATTGACTAATTTGATAAATTTATCTTTCCATGTATCCATATTTATTACACCCCTTCCACTAGTTTATTGATTGATTTTAAAGTTTTTTTTAATTTTTTAATTATTCTTTTTGTCTCTTCATCGTTTTTACTAACACCTATTAAAGAATTTTTTTGTTTTAATTCTTTAATTTGATTTAAGAGTTTCAAGTTTGCATTTTCTTTTTCATCTATCAATTTCTGTTGAGATCTTAAAAAATGGTCAAAATGCATATTGCCTAGTTTAATATTAACCCCCCTGGACCTAGAATAATAATATTTATTTTCTAAAGTTTCAACTGTATCCGAAGCGGGTTGTCTGTTGTCTATTGTTTTTTGTATTTCAATAATTTGTTTTAATGTAGTCATATTTTTTTATATCCTTTTTATTAGCTTACTTTTTTTATTATATTATTTTCAATCGTAATCTTTGCAAAAAATGATCTATCAAAATTGCAACCAATTACAGTTCCATTTTCTTTGTATTCATTTTTAAAAATATTGGTTTCTTTGTAGTTTAATTCTTTACCAATATTATTTTTAAGATCTTTTTTAGTTTTATAGTTTATTAATTGTATTGTCATATTTTCCCTTCTGTTATTTTAGTTTAATTAATATTTCTTTACACTCTTCACAATTGCAATTTTCCAATTGCTCTTCATTTAAAACTATTGTTTTTTCTGTATCCGAATTATTACAGTATAAACAAAGTTTTTTTTCTATTTCCTCCCACTCCTGGCGAGTGTCTAAAAATCTATTTTTACATTTTAAACACTCTATCGCTTCACCTTTAAACATTTTTTTATTTCCTTCCTGGTTAGTTAGTTTTTAAGTCTATTACAAAGCCGCTTGTGTCTTTTTCTTTTTTACCGGTTTCCGGGTTTAAATGTAATTTTTCTTTTAAACCTACAATTACATTTTTAGGATCTGTAAATCTCATGTCGTGAAGATCACCATTTATGACTTTGTATCCTTTATAAGTTTCCGGGGGTGTAGTTCTAAAAACCATGGCAACATTGCCGCCAAATTTTAAAACTTTTAAACCTTCATTATAATTTTTTTCATTTAATGAAAAAGTTAAATGATAATTTTTTGGAAGTTCTCCACGTAAAAATTTCAACATACGTTTGAAATGCTTTGTATAATCATAAAATTGAACATTCGGAAATAGTTCCATAAATTTATGATTTTCCCACATAATATCGCTTGTAGTGTTTAATCTTATGACGGGTTTTAAATCATGCTTTTTACAGTTGATTTCGTGATTTCTAATTTCTTTAGTTATTTTATGTAAAAAATTTGCTCGTTCTTTAAAATAAAATAAAGTTCTATTAGTTCTCCCTAAAGTTTTTTGACTCATAAAAACGGGGTTTCCGCTTCCATGTAAACAAGCTTTAGAACATCCGATTGATTTACTACCGCAAGTTTCAAACCCTGATATATTAGAAGGAATTAAGTTTAAATGCATTTCCCAATATTTTTTTAAATCTTCAATTGTAGTATGCTTTGATAATTTCGGATTATCCCCCTTCCTTAAAATATTTGCGGGTATTTTATACGGTCTATTTCTCAACTCTTCGATTGTCATATTTTCCATTTTTTTATTTCCTTTTTTTTGTTTTTAATTATCTTATTTATTTTTATTATTTTTAATATGTATTAATTGTCGCAGCTATTTTCCAAATATTAACGTAATTATTATCGCTAATACTAAAGCTAGATAAAAATGCTCCATTAATCCCCCTTTTATAGTTTTTCAGTTATTACTTGGATTTCATAACCCATTGATTTAATTTCCTGGATCTCTTCACGATCAAACGTTCTTTTTCTCATTAATCTTGAAAATGATTGAGAAATTTTACATTGTGGATATATTCTTTCAACACCGTAAACAGTTTTAATAGATACTTTGATTTCCATTATTGACCCCCTTTTTTTGATTTAATGTAATTATTAAAAGTGTTAAAATCTAATGCTAAAAATTCTTCATCATTATGACCGGATCTAGATTTTAAATCTCTTATTATAACATCAACACAATCAATAGTTTTAATGTTAAAATTTAAATATTTCTTTTTTAAAAGATTAAAACAATTTACAATTGTATCTTCATTAATAGAAATACAGTAATTACTATTTTGAAAAGTACACCAAACTTTTTTTTCATTTATTGTGTCTTCAACATTTGGGTTATTATTTATTATATTCATATTTTCCTTTTTTGTTTAAGTTGTCTTTAAAAGGCAAGTTATAGATATAATTGAAAATTAGAACATGACAAGTTGACGCATCAAATAGATTAGAATAATTCTAAAATATTGTTATTTTAATTGGTCCAGGAATTATATTTTTAATTGGTCCAGGAATTATATTGAGTGAGAGAATTATATTGAAATGATACTATCCAATTTTAAACAGCAACATCCCCGGTTTATGCGTCAAGGCTATCGGTTACCCTATCCCCGGAATTAAAATAAATATTAGTAACGATATATTTTTGTTATCAATAGTAATAATAGTTATATCCACCTTATTTACTTTCTACTTGAGAATGATTCTCATTCGCAACTACCCCCTACCCCCAAGATTTCCTGCTGCAATTTATACATATATATACATGGATAATTTCCACACCCACACACACATACACACAGACACCCTGCACCAGTTATACAAACCTTTTTCCAAAATTATTTTTTAGTTGTTTTCAAAACTGAATACACTAGATGTAGTATATGGATGATTTAGATAGTAATAGCTTTGATTGTATTGCTTTTGTTGATGAGAAGAATAATAACTTAACAATAAAGTTTATTGGTATACCTAACAAACAAGCTGCAGAGTTATTTGCAGATTATGTAATGATGACATTAGGAGTTGATTATCATCCTTTAAGCGAGACCACTCGTTCTAAAATGGTACATTAATAGATGAACATTAAGATTCCTTACACTCCCAGAAAACATCAGAATTATCTACATCAACAGATTAACAAACATAGATGGAGTGTGCTAGTATGTCACAGAAGGTTTGGCAAAACAGTATGCATGATAAACCATTTAATCAAATCAGCTTTAATGTGCAAACATAAGAATCCTAGATTTGCTTATATTGCACCCACCTTTAAACAGGCGAAGTCAATCGCTTGGGATTACATGAAACAATTTACTGATAAAATCCCAGCAACAAAATTTAATGAAACAGAACTAAGAGTAGATCTACCAAATGGTGCTAGAATAACATTACTAGGAGCTGAGAACTCTGATGGGTTAAGAGGTATCTACCTAGATGGTTGTGTGATCGATGAATACGCAAACATTGATGGTAAACTATTTGCAGAAATAATTAGACCGGCTTTATCAGATCGTAAAGGCTACTGTGTCTTTATTGGCACACCTGCTGGAATGAATAATAACTTTTATGATTTATACCAACACGCTAATGGAGCAGATGATTGGTTTAACTATAAAGCTAAAGCAAGTGATACAAAAATTGTTGACCAGGAAGAATTAGATAAAGCAAGAGAAGTTATGGGTGAAAAGAAGTACCTACAAGAATTTGAGTGTGATTGGATTGCCAACATTGAAGGTGCAATTTATGGAGAAGAGGTAGCCAAGCTAGACGATAAAAAACAATTATCTAGAGTTCCCTACGATCCTACCTTACCAGTATCTACTGCCTGGGATCTCGGTGTCGCAGACCACAGTAGTATTATATTTTTTCAACAAAAAGGAACAGCAATACAGATAATAGATTACCATGAAGAACGTGGTCATGGATTACCACACTATATTCAGTTGCTAAACGAAAAACCTTATGTCTACAAAGATCATTATGCTCCGCATGATATTGAAGTACAAGAGTTTGGCAATGGCAAAACTAGACGTGAGATAGCTTATCAGTTGGGAGTTAGATTTAAGGTAGTGCCGAAGCTACCAGTAGAGGAAGGAATACACGCAGTAACAATGCTGCTTAACAGATGTTGGTTTGATACAGACCATTGCAAAAAATTGATAGATGCGTTAAGACATTACCACAGGAAGTATGTAGACAAATCAAGAATGTTTAGATCAAAGCCTGTACATGATTGGAGCTCTCATGCTTGTGATGCAATGCGTTATCTTGCGGTAGGGTTACAAGAATTAAATACTAGACAAACTGCTCCACAAAGTGTAGCAGATAATGATTACAGGATTATATAATAATTATGGGATCAATACTTAAACCAAAAATGCCATCGTTGCCACCGCCACCAGCTCCTATTGAGCCACCTTCGGCAGAACTATCTGCAGAAGAGCAAGCAAAGATGGATGCTGAAATGGCAGCTAAAGAAAGAAGAAGAAGAGGAAGAAAATCAACAATCAAAACTTCTCCACTAATTGCTATGGAAGAAGCAGACGTAGAGAAGAAAACTTTATTAGGATCATAATATGTTTGATAAAATTAAAAAAGCACTAAGCAAAAAAGAAAAAATAGAAACTAAATCTATTAAGAAGAAACCATTGTTTGACTTAGGGAATGAATTAGATTCTGGTGTAGGTGTTAATGAAACTAAATCAGAATTAAAAAAAGAAGTTACAAGTGAAAATAAATCTTCTTTAACATTTGGAAAATAATTATGGGATCTAATAGTTCTAGTGGTGGAGGAGGTGGTGGATCAAATAGATACGAACCACCAAAGAAAAAAAATCCAGTAGTAGATTTTGTAAAAGGTGGTGGAGTACCTGGAATGCTTTATAGAGGTATTAAAAAAGGTGCTGCAGAAAGTAAAGCAAAAAAAGAAGCGAATGTCGAAATGGGTTTAGGTACAGACAGAATGTCTAACTATAGCACAGGTCAAGGTGGTACAAGATCAGATGGTGGTAATGGTAATCAAGTTGTTCAAGCTCCAGTAGTTCCCAAAGTAATTTCACCAACAACAGCAGAAGTTTCTCAAGCTGCACCAGAAGTTACAGCAGAAGAAGCAAGAGCTTCAGCAAATGAATTAATTAAAAAAAGAAGAAGAGGAAGAGGAAGATCTTTAAGTATGTTACAAACTTCATCAAAAGGTTTAGATGATAAAGGTTTGACTTTGGGTAAACCAACTCTATTAGGATAATATGGCACAAACAGATTTATCAAAAAATTTATTAAAAAGATTTGACAGATTAAAATCTCAAAGACAAAATTGGGAAAGTCATTGGCAAGAAGTTGCAGACTATATGCAACCAAGAAAAGCTGATGTTACTAAAACAAGATCTAAAGGTGATAAAAGAACAGAACTTATATTTGACAGTTCACCATTACAATCTGTAGAGTTACTAGCTGCATCACTTCATGGTATGCTAACTAACCCTGCGACTCCCTGGTTTTCTTTAAAATTTAAAAACGATGGAATGGAAAATGAGGATGAAGCAAAAGAGTGGTTAGAGTCTGCTACAGAAACAATGTATTCAGCATTTAACAAATCTAATTTTCAACAAGAAATATTTGAATTGTATCATGACTTAATTACATTTGGTACAGCAGCAATGTTTATTGAAGAAGATGATGAAGATGAATTAAAATTTTCTACAAGACACATTAATGAAATGTATATTGCTGAAAATGACAAAGGTAGAATTGATACAGTATTTAGAAAGTTTAAGTTATCTGCAAGAGCTGCAGTTCAAAAGTTTGGATCTGTTTCACCTAATATAGAAGTTGCCGCAAAAAAAGATCCTTATGAAGAAGTAGAAATACTTCATGCAGTTTACCCTAGATCAGATTTTAATCCTGTTAAACAAGATAAAAATAATATGCCATTTGAATCTGTGTACTTAGATGCAGAGTCTGGAGATGAATTATCTGTATCTGGATTTAGAGAGTTTCCATTTGTAGTTCCAAGATACTTAAAAGCATCACACGAAATTTATGGTAGATCTCCAGCAATGACAGCTTTGCCAGACGTTAAGATGCTAAATGAAATGTCTAAAGTTATAATCAAGTCTGCACAAAAACAAGTTGATCCACCTTTACTTGTTCCAGACGATGGCTTTATGTTACCTGTAAGAACTGTACCTGGTGGACTAAACTTCTACAGAGCAGGAACTAGAGATAGAATTGAACCATTAAACATTGGTGCAAACAATACATTAGGTTTAAACATGGAAGAGCAAAGAAGAAATTCAATTAGAAATGCTTTCTATGTAAATCAATTAATGATGCAGAATGGTCCACAAATGACAGCAACAGAAGTTATCCAACGTAATGAAGAGAAGATGAGATTACTTGGACCGGTTCTTGGTAGACTTCAATCTGAATTATTAAAACCATTAATTGATAGAGCATTCTCAATATTAATGAGAAAAAAATTATTTGCACAACCACCAGAATTTTTATCTGGTCAAGATATAGAAATTGAATATGTTTCTCCTCTTGCTAAAGCACAAAAATCTTCTGAGTTACAATCTATTATGAGAGCCATTGAAATTATGGGTAGCTTATCAAATGTTGCTCCAGTATTTGATCATATCAATATGGATAAATTAGTTAGACATTTAACTAGCATTGTTGGTGTACCTCAAAAAATTTTAAAACCACAATCTGAATTAAATGCTGAAAGACAAGCAGCAGCAGAACAACAAGAACAACAACAACAAATGCAACAGATGCAACAATTAGCACAAGCAGGAGGAGATGTAGCACCACTAGCAAAAGCATTGCCGGAAGAAGCAAAAGCTTTAGCAAATGCTGAAGTGGAATAATATGGAAGCAAATAAACAAATGGAAAATTTACTTAAAAAGTTAAGAGAAAATTATCAATATATTTTTGAAACAGATGAAGGCAAACAAGTCTTAACTGATTTAGAAAAAAGATGTCATTATCATTCTACCACTAATGTAAAAGGTGATAGTCATGAAAGTGCATATATGGAAGGTCAACGTAGCGTACTTCTATTTATTAAACAAATGCTACAAAAGGAGAATAAGAATGTCAAGTGAACAGATAACACAAACTAATGTGCCTGTAGAAGAGACAACACAAACTACTACAGACACTCCTCAACAAACAGTTAGTTCTACAACAACAGAACAACCAACTGTTTCTAAATCTTGGAAAGAAACAATTTCAGAAGAATTTAGAAACGATCCAAACATTTCTAAGTTTACAGAAATAGATGCGTTAGCTAAAAGCTATATCAACGCAACTAGAATGATTGGTCAAGATAAAGTTGCAGTACCAAATGAAAACTCAACAGATGATC